ATGAGTCAGACTATTGGCATCTGTCTGACTACGCTGTTTCGTCCCGAGCGGGTATGATGCTAGTCATGGTGCCACGAATGAATCCCGTAGCAAGCCACGCTCAAAACGGCTGGCAATTCCACTGCAAAAGACCCTAAATCTCACCCCAGTTTTTAATTGACCCCGCTCCCAAGGCGCAACGGATCCTTTCCCGTTGCGCTTTTTTGTGTCTTGATACCGTCTCTTCTGCTCTGAATTCGCCCCGTTTGGCTTCCTGGCTTGACCGTGGCATAACGTTTCGCCCCTTCTCCGTGTCCTGATACCCTCAAAAGCTTAAATCCAATCCTGGAGACGTTAACGTTATAAAGTGACTCAGTAACGTTAACGTTAACCCAAGTGAAACGGTAGGAATTGAATCCCAAGTGAAATGGTCATGATTCCCCTGCTGGCGATAGGGGACAGCTCCGAGTTGTCAGAAAAACATACCACTATTTCTGATAAGAAAGGCATCCAAAAATCGGTGCAGGATTTTTCATTTCTAAAAAATCGGTGCAGGATTTTTGGTTTTAACTTCTGGCGTAGTTCTTCACATGCTCGGGTGTTACGTAAGCAAGAAAGTTTTCCAGGGTCAAGGCTACGAATCGAACGTGCTTCTTTCCACACATAACATAAAAACGAGCGGTCGGTGGGGTGAATAGGAAATGCTTATAGGTAATTGGGGTTTGTGACAATACTTTCACGCTGCCGTAGTCGAGGTAGACCATGGGCACCCGATGATTTCGTTTGGCAATCAACATCCACCCTTTGCTTCCCGCCTGCTCTGCGGAACGTCTCACCTGCACCAACCACTGAGTCCATAGATTTTTAGAACCGTTGGAGTCGAGGAGATCACCAGGAATGCACTTGGGGTATCCTCGCTTCAACTCTATGGTAAAAGCCTTGAGGAGTAGCTTCCCAACCGGATCCACAGCCGCAACGTCCCCGTAACTACCGTAGGTGGTCTTGCCTTTTTTGAAACGTTGGGTGGCACGCCCACCACTTTGTGAAGATCGCCAGAAAATATCATCTCTTTGCATGGGCAGTCCCGAGGACCACCACATCGAAAGGGTCTTACAAACGGACCTTTCAAATGCAGAACCCTTACTTGATTTAGACATTTGGGATCACGGGGTTGGACAAGGGAGAGCAGGGACTTTCCAATTCCTTTTGCTGTTCCTTGATAGTTAGAAACCGTTCAAACTCTTTCCACACACGAGTAGCAAAAAGAATATTTCGTGCATAATACAAGGCTGCAACCACACCTTCTTTGAAATAAACTTCTCCAATTTTAGTTTCAACTGCGGAGCCCGTCCCCTCAACCGCACTGGCTAGATTTTCATTTGTGATCAGTCGATGCGCCCAATGAAAATATCTTGATTGTGCCAGACTCAAATCAGTGTCTTTCAACTTGTCCAAAACAATTTCACAGGAAGCCACATTAACCAAACGATCTCCGATGTGCTCAAGCTGACGAATGGAAAGACCAGGAATGTTGCTGATCCAAACAGGTTTGGCTTTCCTGCTTCTCAGCAATGCACCGGGGGCAGGCACAAAGCTTTCATGAGATTTATCACTTGGAGGAAAACGTTTTGGAATGTCTTTCCAATTCATCTCAATTTCCGGTAGTGGGCTACTTTTGACAACTGACCATCATTTTTTCTTTGGCCACCGCTTGACGCGGACGAGTGCGAGGCGTTGCTTGCGCCGCTCCCGTTCGGCGGCGCTGTAGGTTTTCGGGACGCCTTTCATATTCTTTGGCTTGGTTAATTGTCAGGGGCGGAAATAGGTCAACATGCGCACCAACTTGCCGTCCGCACTGAACGCAATGTCGCCCTGATATTCCGGCATTCCAACTTCCGCCCACGCCGCCCCATTCGAGGCGAAGTCCACACCCTCTTCGCGCGTGGCAAAGAAGTTGGTTTGGACGGTTTTGTATCGGTCACCAATGTGACGGACAGTCACAACCCGGCAGACAGTGCCAGCAGGCGCGTATTTGGTGCGAATGGTTTCAAGGTCTTGTTGCGAATAAGGCGTCATTGTTTTCATGTTGTTCATAGTTTTGTTTGATTCATACGCTTCCGATTTCGAGCACCCGGACGCCATCCTCCTCGATCCAGCACCAGCCGCCGTCGGAGATGTATTTCGCGAATTTCGCTTCGAGCGACGCGCGGTCAATTATCTTGCCGAGTCCTTCGCCATCGAATGCATTTGTAATAGCCTCATCCAAGGTCTCCGCCGTGTCCTCCCACAAAAAACCGTCAGTCCTGATTACATAGTTCATAATGTTTTCTTTCACGCCACACAAAATGAAAATAGCCCACTACCCAATTTCCTTGTCGCAATCGGTGGGTGGCCGGCAAGACTTTTCATTCCCAGTGTTTTACAAACTTCTTTCCAGCCATCGACATTCAGTTTGTCCTCGACCAAGGCAGGCACGGAACATCCTTGGTAGGGCAACTGCACCAAGGCACGATTACGACGCACAATGGTCTTCCCTTCGCGTGAATTGATGCTGGTGTAGGCTCTGGTGCCTTCCTTCACGTATCCTTGCAGGTAGGACAGAGCTGTGATCTCACCGATGCCTGGAATTCCTGGGACCTCGTCACTGGCACAACCACAGATTGCTTTCACCACTGCCCACTGTCTTGGAAAGATTCGATACTTCTTCACGAACCATTCACACGTCAGGAGCTTCTGCTTCTGCGGTGAGTAGATCATCACGTTCGGTGCGAGGACCTGATACATATCGGAATCGGCCGTCACCAAAATCATTTCATCATAAGGTGAAACATTCTTCGCCAGTGCCGCCATCAGATCATCGGATTCGTGGCCATCGATGCAGAAAATATTCCTGAATCCGATTCGAGGAAGGTGCTTTTTGTGCAGGTCTTGGATTTGATTTTGTAAAGTGCTGTAGGCTCTCTTCTCCTCATCGGTCTTCAGCCGGGTGCTGCGGTGCTTCTTGTAGTCAGGAAATACATCACGTCGGAACAGATGAGGATGCTCGAAGCAGAAGGCAATACGATCAGTCTGGAATTCATCCTTGAGTTGTCCAATTGTTTTAAGAAATTGATAGATGATGCCTGTCTTGATGCCCTGGTATTCCAGATGCCCCATGACGTGGAAAGCCCTGTGGGCCAAATAAGAAACATCCAAAACGAGCCACCTTTTCACGTTTTACCTGGGGTTGTGTTTGTCGGCTAGATACATAGCAAAACTCTTAATATGTTCAGGCCAACCAACATGCAGTTTCATCCTGGCGAACTTCCTCTCACCCGCAAATTCGATTTCCTCCTCTACCATCTCATCGTAAACGTCATCGCTCACGATGGGATCATTCTTCCACGCAAAGTAGGCATAACGAAGAGCCCAAATGATGTCGAGGTTGGGGATGTTTCTTAATTCATTCGCAGTGATCTTTCTTTTGATGGGGGACCCGTCGATCTCGCTGACATCACGACAAAGGATATTGGCAGTAATGGCGGGATCAATTTTAAATTCCTGATGCCAACGGATGAAGTTTTCTTCGTTGGAGGTAAGCTTCTTACCCTTGCGACTGACCCGTTGGTAAACTTGGTATAGTTCCGCCCGTCCGTAATCGACACCTTCCTTTTTGGAATTCTTTCTTAACCGATTCAGGATTCTTAGGAATGCTTTCGGATCCCCCTGGAAGTCACGACCGATTTGCTTTGGGTCGGTGCCGGCAAAGTATTGATCAAAGGCCTTGTCTCTATCCTTCTTGGACCAAGCCTCCACATTCGGTGCAGGATTTTTCATGCGATGCTCGACGCATTCTTGAAATTGGTGGTGATGAAGTGAGGAAACAGTCCACCGATGCACGTCAGGAAAACCGGATTGCCCAACATCAATTGTCTCAGCTCTTCAGCATCCGGTTGCCAAGCTGTCACTACGAATATGCAACCATCCAAATTCCCGTGTGTTGTCTCACCAATATAGGCATGGACAGTCTGCACCTGAGACTCGTCCATGCCCACAGGTGGTCCGAACGGTTTGTTGGCTTCAGGGAAAAAGGTCGGTGTCATTACATTGGTTCGTGGTGCCCCACAGGGGGAATTGGAAATGGAAACCAAAATGGCTCCTTTCCGCCTTCTCGGTAAAGATTGTCCAATTGCCAGATCGTCCCGTCATCGCAGAGGGCAAGAACAAGGTATTTTCCATGTGAATCAATCTGTGAACTTATTTGGACTGTTTTACGCAGAGGACCTTGAAGAGATTCAATACGATGAGCTTCTTCCAGAGCCGATCCTTTGTAAGGGGCAGCAATGTTTGGCTCGTCTTCTTTGTCTGTGCCTGAATACAACACAGGAGAACCTTTTCTTGTTGATTTACTCATATCGTCGCTTTCTGTTGGGTAAGCACTCGTTCTCAATCTCTTCCCAAACTTTTCCAGTGAGTTTCCTCACCTTGTCTTCTAAATTCTTTTTCTCGATGTAGGCGATGATCTCACCTCGGGAGCCTTCAAAGAAAATGTCCTCGGCATCGTAAATCTTTTTCTTCACCTCGCTGCCGTCATCCCTCTTGATCTTCTGCCAATGCTTTTCTGAAATCAAATAATCGACACAGGAGCCGATGTCATCGATGCCGTAATCGTGGTAGATGGGGATCTGAACCTGTCGGTCCTTGCCTGTTTTTCCAGTGACACGATTCTTCTTCACTTGAGCAAGGCATTTGGTCCCCACGGTGCGTTCCTTACCCCGCACGTTTTTCAGGATCTTTCCTCCCACTGAAGTCCAGATTTCCAGGTTGGCGTAGAACCGCAGTGCCTTGCCACCCGAACGTGTCTTGGGATCGAAACTGAATCCCAGGTTGTCACGAGTCTGCCCAATGATGAGCAGAATGCTTTTGGTCCTCCGCAAGCCGGCAATCACTTGTCGAATATGTTCGCTGTGATACTTGGCTTTCTCAGTGCCGTAGGATCCCTTTGAATCTTCTTCATCTTCGGCTGCCTTACGTTGCTTTTCGAATTTCTTAATAGCTGCCTTGGATTCCAAACCGTCCTGGGAATCGAGCACATAGATAAACGGTTTCCCCAGCTTGATGTAGTCGTTGATGGTGTAGTAAAAATCTTCCACGGTCTCACTGTAAACAGGCAGACCTTTTCGAGTCCTGGGTGGACGAATCCGTTTGGCAGCAGCCTTTCCAAAATAGTGCTCGATGTCCATCAATGCCCCACCTTCCACGTCATCGAAAATCAATTCATAGTCTTTGTAGGCGGGGTTCTGGCACGCTTCAGCAAAGAGCGTTTGTGAAAGCCATGTATTGTGTGTCACAACAAGATCATCTGTGATGTAAAGATGCCGCTTGGAATCCACGGATACACACTGACAGTCCTTACGACCCACCAATTCAATTGATACTAGGCTTCTTCGAGATTTTCCATTATGATGCACACGATTTTGTTTGCGAGGTAAAGTAAAAATCCCCCTCCGATCCTCTATCGCAATAGAAAGTTGATAGTGTCGCTTTCCCTCTTTCCTTTCCCCTTTGTATGTGAAGTGCGGGATTCTTTCCCGCCAGGAAACTACACCTCCTAAAGATTCAACTAGAAAACGCACATCACTAGCCAATTGAAAAGAACTGGTGGAATAAACAACACCATTAAAATTTGTTGCTGTCCCATCTGTGTCCATCAAACCTTGCAACAGTTCCATTCGTTGTTCAACACTGGAGAACTTGTAATCGTCTGGAATGAATTTATGGTGTGCAAGGAACCCACCCAACCCCAAGGATCGCACTGCATCCAATAAGGGGTTTCTATGCCCTTTTTTGAAAATAAATTCATAGTCTCCTTTTTTCCTATGAGCAATCGAAACTCCCAAAGGGAGAAATAATTCTAATTTCCGTAAAGTAAAATCATCTGTGCTTGATACACGAACAGAACGCTTCCCAAAGTGTCCATTACCCAACAACACTCCTAAAAGATAAGGAGCTACCGGTAGTTTCTTTCTTGAAAAATCTATTTTCTGAGTAGTTGGAAACCACAATGTTCTTTTCCACTTACAAATATTGTCTGTGGTCCTTATCTGCCACTTCTTTCGACGAGTGTCGTTACAATCTTGGGTCAACCACAAATGATCTCCTGATGCTTCTACTACTGATCTATCCGAAAAAGTCATTCGATAAACGGGCAGAAAACCTTGAGGGAAAATCCCTGTGACTTTTGCTGTTCCTCCGTCTGGATCGACAATGATGTCGCCCACATTCAAATCACCCATCCTTTTCCAACTTGTTGGAGTCAACACAAGTGAATCCAAAGGTTGTGCCTTCCCTGAAGTCGAGTCGCCCACCAAGAAGTAGTAACCTCCTTTAATAAATCCAACGTCGTATCGATCCGTGCAGGCAAGGTTGAGGAGGGTGCTCCCAGTATTGAGAGCACCCTCCAGTGATGGACGCTCGCGTTTAGCGAGCAATGTTTCCTTTGCCGTCACAGGCTAATCGTCGTCTTCCTCGTCTTTGGACGCTTTGGCTTTCTTTTTGGGTTTGGACTTCGGTGCGTCGTCTTCGTCGTCATCGTCCTTGTCCCATCCCTTGTCACCCTTTTGCTTGGCAAAACGATTCTTGGGCTTCTTGGACTTCTTCGGTTCGTCCTCGTCATCAACGTCGAGGTCGTCGTCATCGTCGTCATCCTTGGATTTCTTCTTGGGCTCGTCATCGTCGTCATCATCGACAACTTTTCTGGACTTTGATTTGGGAGCATCGTCATCATCGTCATCGACCATGACGGGCTTCTTTTTGACGGGTTTCTTGTCGTCATCGTCGAAGTCCTCCCAATCGTCGTCAGCGTCCTTTGGCTCCTTTTTCTTTTTCTTGGGCTCGTCGTCCTCGTCGTCGTCCGGTTTGTCATCGTCGTCCTCGTCGTCGTCATCATCATCCTTGCTGGACTTGGGCTTGACCCCACGCTTCGACTTCGGTGCGTCATCGTCATCGTCGTCGTCCGTGTCGGGTTTGGACTCCAGAAGAGTTTTCTTCAGATCGTCGTATTCCGGGAGGACCAACATTGTGTCCAGTTTGAATGCCTCCTCCACGAGGTCCTCATCGAGGTCCTCTTTGCGGGGCTTGAAGTCAATCGACTCGGCATCAGGGAAGCTGTGCCCACCGAACGACTTTTCAGCGAATCCAACCCGCAACGTAAACCCACCTTCGAGGAAGAAAAACTTCTCCCATTCCTCGTCCTCGTCCGAATTGCGGAGACGTGCATCCAGCATCTTGCCGAAGTTGTGGTAGGAAAAATCCCAGAGCTGAATGCCAGCTTCTGGATCTTTGCGATTGATGACGTTGAAGAGCTGGCGTTGCTTCGGTGCCAGATCCTTGACCATCTCCTCCTTGTCCTCGTCTGCGTCCTTCATCAAATTCATTCGGAACTCACAGACAGGACAGCGCAGACCTTTCTTCGTCATGCGTGGGCACAGGAAGGAATCGTTGTTGGCTCCAATGCCACGATGCACGTAGAAGGTGCGTTCGTAGTGCGTAGCCCCTTCCTCGGCCCAGGGGTTGCCCTTGCCCACCACGTAGGGAATGATGTCCAGCAACATCGTTGTGCCGGCCTTCGGTTTGAAGATTTTGGCGTCGGGTGGAAGTTTCAAATAGGGTGCGGTGAACCCCATCGACTGTTTTTGAGCCCGCTCTCTTGCGTTGGTGTAACGGCGCTCTCTACTGCTTGATCTGCTCATACGTTTTGTTTTGTCTTTTTTTGGTTTGATCTTTCTTTGGCCCGCAAATGTCCAGCGGTCCCAAATTTAGCGATTACAAAAGATAGAATTGCGGCGAGTATGGTAGCACCAATCACAATCCCCGAACAAATCAAAAAGATTTTCAAGGCTTCAAGCATTATCAAAATCTTCGTGTTTGTTAATCGTCCCGGAGGCGGCGGACTTTCCTTTTGGTCATGTTCTCGACGGCTTCCCGTCCACGCTCTGAAACTTTTGGATTGGAAAAGTATCCCATGCCGTGCAGTTCAACAAGCAACGTCAAGGTGCGCTTCTTGTGCTCCAGTGCCCACACCACCGCTTGAGTCATATCGGCTTCGTGCTTGGCATTGTTCAGTCGTGCCACGGCTTTCTGGTAGCGGGGATTGGTCAGGATGACCGATGCAATGGATGCCTCCGTGACCTTCTCAAGTCCGAAGCTGGCAGGGTCAGCCCGAATCTCTTTGGAGAGTTCGGCATCGATCACCTCCAATTGATTCTTCCGGTCGTCTGCGTCCCGCTTCGCATCAGCGGACTTGTGAGCCCATTGGAGGTATTGAGTTGGGAGTCGGATACATTCCCTGTCCAGGTTTTGCTCATCGATCTGAACGTCCGATATGCTGCCTTCGAGGTCCATACAGTCCTATTATCTACTTTGGATCGGAGATATTGCGTTTTTTCTGTTCCTTGCGGACTACCTCCTGGAAGTAGTGGCGGGCATTGGAATTGCCAGATTTCATCAATTCAACAAAGAGTTCAATATCTC